CCAGCCTACACTAATTTCCTTTGTGCCGCCAGAGTTTACTTTGCACTGAGGGTTATCACGCCAAAATTCTTTCAAGAAATTTTTGTCTTCCCAGCATTGATAACCAAGTTTGTGTCCCCAAAAGTGATAAGCGTCACCGGGAATGCTGCCCATCTTTTGTCCTAGTCCTTCAACTGACTTGTGGCGTTGCTGAGTAAACTTCGCAGCCTGCTTGGCCTGCACTTCAGCACGCACTCGTCTCATTTGCCATCCACGCCGAAACTCGGCTTCCATTGCAGGGATTAAGCTAGGGTCAATGTTGAGCATAAAAGTGGCTGGTATCTCTCCCAGATGTCACACCACTCTTCGACCGGGTATTCCCAGTCCATGCACTCTGAGCTATCCAGAATGGCAGGTGTCGCAAAATTGTCCTCGTCTCTCCGAGGTGTCACGCCACTGAGAGGTGCGTTCCCCACAACGTTCATGGCCGTTGCCGACAGCTGTCTCTCCAGCTAGCCGCACCACTAGGTAGGTGTCACCAATCAAGCCTACGAGCTGAAGTCAAACTTGCCAAGACCCAATGGGTTCCCGACAACCAGACCGCAAACCGCTTCAACGAGGCGAGCAGCACCAGCGCCGAAGTCAGGCAGTGCCTGTACAGCAGCGACGTTTCCACCGTAACGGACTTCGATCAAGTCCATGTTTAGCACAAGACCTTTGTACGGAGTCACAGTCCAAACTCCAGAGGAGATCGTCCCGAGAAACACCGTGGGGTGTAATTTTACAGTGCCAAAGTCACCTTGAAAGACATCGACCGACTGGATGTAAGCCTCGGCAGAAGCATCACGCTGAAAGGTTTGCACCTTGGTTGCACCTGCACCCAATACGCCAGCAGTGCTGGTCGTGGTGAGAGCGGTAGTGCCAAGGAGGCCCGTGAACGCACGCTTCAGATCCGTGCCAACAATCGCATCATAAGAGCGATACTGACCAGTCTGATTGTAGATGCTCTTGAGCAGCCCCTGCACAGCCGTGTCCGTCATCGAACTGGATGCGCCAGTCAGGATCGAGTCCGTAGGAGTGCGGAAGATGGAAGGGATGTCGCCGGGGGTTGGCGTTCCAGTTCCAGCAGTGCTGATCCATGTCTGAATCCCTGCCGTGAGGTAAGGAACAGTCCCGTTGTCCTGCTGTGCAGTCTGGTTCGAGCAGAGAGTCGTCTCAATCGAACGTTTGCACTGAAGGATGGACTTGCTGACGTTGTATGCCAGCTCATCACGGACACCTGCCACTTGGGCAATGTCAGTGGAGAGTTTGGACACACGGACAGGATCCATACGGAAAACCTGCGCGTAGTTCGCAAGTTCCGCACGATAGCCCACATCCCAGTTGACATACTGATTGGACGTCACATCGGTGCCGTCAACCGTGCCACCAACTTTAGGTGCAGGATTGCTGTCTGCCTGCCAGCGGAAATACATGTTTCCGGGTTTGCTGCCCTTGCGGGCCATAGACGTAAAAGGCGTGTCTTTTGCGTCAACCATGCTGATCATGTCAGCCAAGTCTTCGCGTTTACCACGGCCACTAAGATTAGGTTCAGTAAGAATTGCCATAAACTAAATAAGGTTTGAGTTGTTAAGGACTAAACTAAGTCCATTGCTTTAATGAGGTCTTCAACACTTCGCATCGAAGAATCCTTCGCAAAGGATTGCTTGGCTTTCTGTAAGTCCGATTGAGATACTGTAGCTGGAGCAGCTTTAACTGTAGGTTGCGCTGGGGCGCGTTTAATTGGCGCTGCTGTCTTTTTTGCTGATTGCTTGGATGCCATTACTTCAGCCCCAAGTGCAAATATTCCAGCAAGCCATTCAAAATCTGGCCTACGTTTTAGCTCTGGAAAGTCTTTCAATACCTGTTGCACAACCTGATACTTTTCGCTTTTAGGATCTGTCAAAAATGGCATCTCCTTAACTGCGTTAGCCTTCGCTTGTGCGTAATGCTGAATATATTCAGCACGGGCAGGCAATTCGACTTCCTTTCGCGTGATTGCTAAGTGCTTTATGTTGCGAACTTCAACATCACTAAGCTCATGCTCAGTGCCATCTGATGTCTTTAAAGTTCCACCATCTGGATTGTTTTCGCACCACAAGATCATATCCACTGCATTCTTATGCTCTTTCCTGATTTGTTCAATCGAGGTCAAGCGTTGGACTGCATCGGAAATGTCTACTCTAGGTTCAGGAGCATAAGACTTTGCAGCCTCAAGCTCTTGTTGTAGTTTAGACAACTCAGCTTTCTGCGCTTCCAGTTCAGCTTGAGCGGCCTTCTTCGCAGCAACCAATTTGTTGATGCGCTTCTGGACACCCTTACTTAACGGACTTTCTTCAGCCTCGCTTTCTTCTTCAGCGGGTTGATCGGCTTCTTCTTCAGCTTCCACTTCCGAGTCCACAATTGGCTCTTCAGTCTCCGCCTCAGGTTCAGCCTGCTGCTCCTCTTTGGCTGGAGCCGCCCCTTCCTCGTCAAGGAAATTTGATTTAATGAAATCAGTTAAACTGTCTCCATCAATCGCTCCGAGGTTATTTGCAACGGGGATATTTGCTGCCTCCTGAGTCCCGGCCTCAGGCTGTGAGTTAGTCTTTATCATGCTAATAGGTAGCAAGTCCTTATTTAATCAAACCAGTAACGCTGGTTAGCCCGTTAGTGGCGTTATGCCAAATCTTCGTCAGGAGTCAAGCCATTTAATTGTCTCGCCTCTTGTCTCATACTTATCAAAGACGATATAACGTAGTTAACCGCATCAGCTTGCCCACAAAGATGTATTCTATCTTCTCCCTTGGCGGATTGCGAAATAGCCTGAAGCGTTAGACCTGTTTGCACCTCATTTAAGTGCTTCACAATCTCGCTCCAAAGCAGGTTTTTGCCTGCAAATCCAAATGCTGTCTTTTGATTTTCCGTCATTGTTGAGATACAGGAGTTACACCAATTCGGCCAACTTGAGCGTTTTGTTGCTGCATTACAGACATTTCAAGGCTCTTAACGTAGTTCTCAAAAAGCGCCTTAAAGTTCTCATCCTGCTGGAGTGCCGCCTGTGCTTTCGGGTTGGCTTGCAAGATCTGCTGTGCGTACTGCAACTTGGTTTGTGCGGTAGGATCGTTCTCCTGATACAGCGCCTCGTTGCCAAGCAACATCATGCCGATATCACTTTGGACATCCTTGAACATCTGGCGGCTCGCGTCTTGAGGATTCAAGATAAGTTCTTGTGCCATCTCAGGTGCCACAGCTTGAATCATCATTGCTGTGAGTTTGTTGCGGTTTAGCACGCCACCTGTATCCATCTGTGCAACCTTAGTAAGGAAGTCGATCTTCTGTGCAATGTACTCCTTATCAAGATCCATGATATCGAACTTGACGCTCAGATCAAATTCGTTGTGGATTTCAGACAAGCTCTGAGGCAACTGTCCGCCAGTGATGCGCTGAATTTCTTCAGGACTCATGTACTGGCAGCAAAGCGCAAACATCTGTCGATAGATGCTGCGCCAAGTCAAAAGCCAAGAGTTTACAAGTGCTTGCTGGGTAAGTTGAGTCTTTTGAGGCGCAACAAACGGATTAATCGTGCCAAAGTAAGCTGCGTGACTTGCTTCAACCCGTTTAATCAACTCAAAAGCCACATTTGGCTCGCGAGCTGGGGGGTCCATGAACGTGTAGTCCGTTGGATTTACAACTGGCAAAGATACACCCGGCCCAACCTTGTTGATTGCTCCAATTCTCTTAACGACCTTGATGGGGGGAAGGGTTGAGAAGGCAGTATGATCTCGGATGGAGTCGTGCTGTGCTTTAATCTCGTCCTGATCTGTGTGAGCAAGTTCAGGGACACCACGGCAATCAGTAATGGCACGACGAATGCACTCGCGACGAAACTCCACAAACGGATACTCTCCGTGAGCGTAATCCAACCTCTCATGAATCGCATATGAGATCCTTTCCTTACGATGATCTACTGCCGCTTGAGGGCAAATAACAGTGTAGTAAATACACGGAGCCTTGCCATCCAAACTCTTGGTATAGCAGTAAACCACCTCGATCATGTTCTGGTAGTTCAGGCCGTTATAGACCAACATCTCTGTACTTGGCAGGATGTTCGTGTTGTACACCGTACTGCTCTTGCCTGCCATCTGCACTGCAAGTTCCACCCAATCCTTGTTCCAGCCTTCGGTAGTAATCTTTTCACGGATCTCAACTTCAGACATCCAAGTCCGGCGGAAAATCACGCGAGAACGCTGCAAATCCGCTGCTTCAGGCGGGAAAAGAATCTCGTCCCAAGGCTTCAAAGCAATGATTTCCGGCAAATTTTTGCTGACATACTCCTCGTCACGGGTTGTTGCGCCAGTTTCGGCTAGCTCCTTAACCATCCGTTTTGCCTCGGACTCCGTGGTGCCGGGTACAGCAGCCTGAATAATTGCAGCAGCCTCTTCGGACTGTTGCATGATAAGGTCAGGCAACTGCATGAGTGTAGGACTGCCACTCTGCTCAGCGATAGCCATAACCTCTTGCATGGTTACCTGCTGCTCACGCTTGCTGATGTTTTGTCGCCAGCCAATAAAGAAAGCTGTCCAACCGTACTGAAAAGCGTACTGTGCGCCAAGTTCAGCCTCCCTGCGAAGTTCAAGCGGCATTTTATTGTCGCGAATCCAGCGAAGTAGCGTAGTTGCAATTCCACTTATAGAAGTGTCGTTTAACTCCACCCCATCAGCCCGGATGTTCGAGCGTTCAAAGGCCGTAACCAGAAGCGAAGACAACTCGTTACAAGTTGAGTCAATCAGCCGATTGCGAACGTCACTAGCACCTTCAAACGGCCAAGCTGGATCACCTTCATTACGGAGATTACTATGCTTTTTCCCGTCATCACTCTGTCCAGCCCAACGCGCAAAGCGGATATCGTCAAACTTGGTAGTCAGGTTCCCCTGAGTGGAGTTGACCATTGCGCGTCCATATTCACTTAGCAAATCTCCCACATCAGGGACATTTGTCGCAATAGCCAGAGGATCAGAAGAAGCTGAATACATAGATAAAAGAAGTTCAATAGGAACCGCATTTCGACATTTGTCTCATCTGCTTTTCCCATTGTTCGCCGCCGTAGTGCTTGGGTTGCATGACCACAAGGTAGCCTAAAGCATCAATAGGATCTTTACTGGCACCCTTCTGTCCATCAGCCCCAGTCCATTCCCTTAAACTATAAATCAAGTTTTGACAAGATTCATGTACCATTATTTTAGGATGATTACGCCCCTTAACCAACGGCTGTTCTCTGTCGTAACACAACATGTCATTAATCAAAATGACCCGTTCCTCGACAGGAACCGCTACAGAAGGCTGTACATATAGAGGAACCGTAGCATCAGCAAAAAGATCTATAATTGTAGTACCACCTTCTTTTGTAATGGTTTCCGTTCCAGCAGTTCGAGGATCCATATATCTCTCGGCTATCTCTTCGCGAACGTCTCCAGAGGTTTCTAATCCCCAGATAAGCTCACTATACTCGTTTACGCCTCTTCCAGCTCCACCTCTCTGTGCAGGGCCGGGTCTACCGTCAGGCTTATCGCTTGGCAAAGCCCATTCGCCGTAACTTTGGTCAGGCCATTCCCTGTAGATCCATAAAATATCATTTTCATCTACCCTACCCCACAACATGAACCAATTCCGT